TTATAATACAGATTCTGGATTGATGAAACGGTCCAGTAAACCAATCAACCGATAACTTATAGAGGACACACCATGAAAATCGCAACACGCACAGCTACTAAGACCCAAGTCGAAATCGTCGCCGTAAACGGCGGCTGGACCACGATCCGCGCCATCGGCCAGCAAAAGACCATCAAGGTCCGCAACGGCGAGTTGACCGGCCACACGACAATCACTAAGGCCACACCAGTGACCGCCGAACTCGTGATCGCAAAGGCCCGCGCCACTGCCCGCGTCAAGATGGACATCAACGAGCGCAAAAACGGCAAAGTCGATCCGCTCTACTTGCCCCAGTACACCGCGTACGCCATCCAGTTGGCCGACGGCACGAAGAAGCGTTCGATCGACAAAGGCGACACCGTGGCGTTGACACTGCGCAAGCTGACCCTCGACGCCGTGTACGCGACAGCGTCCAGCGCGACCGGCATCTCCCAAGTCGGCCTCCGCGATCGCTTCGCCCACCTGAACCCCGGCATGCAACGCATGAACCTCGGCAACATGATCCGCAAAGCACTCAAGGAGACCGCAAATGCCTGATACCAAAAAAGAAGTTCGGGTGCGCTTGCACTCGGCCACCCTCACGGGTGAAATGCTACTGGACGGCCAACGCATCGCCTTCCGCGCCGAAATCAACGGCCCGAAGGTGGAAGCGTGGTTCGATCCCACGAAGGACGGCCAAGAGGTGGACCGCTGGCTCGCGTTCCGCGCCTTGGACCGTTGGTTCGACGAAAACCTCCGGGGCTGACATGACGCACTTCTGCGCGAAATGTCAAGCCGAGCGGCTGGCCGAAGGCGGGGTCCAAACCCGTCCCGGCCGGTGGCTCTGTGCGAAATGCTGGGTCCAGTTCACCCAGCGGAAAATGGGGTATTGACAAAGGTACCGCACCCGTGTTATAATACGTCTTTTTACACCAACAGATAGAGGACACACACCATGAACAAGCAACGCCGCGCCAAAATTGAAGCCGAAGTGCTCGCCGCCCAAACCGCGATCGAAGCCCTGCGTTTCGCCCTGCAGAACCTGCAAGACCTCGCGACCGAGGAGCAAGACTGCTTCGACAACATGCCCGAAGGCCTCCAAGCGTCCGAGAACGGCCAGCGCATCGAAGAGATCGCGCAAGCGTTCGATTCGGCCAACAGCACATTCGAGTCCGCGATCGACGACGTCGAGTCCGCGATCGAAGAAATCGGAGAGGCGGTGAACCAATGATCGACTTCGCACCACTGACCGAGCACTCTCCCCGTCCCGTGGCGGACCTCGACTACGTGCCATGGTGGGCAAAGGGCGAGTACGCCCGTGCCAACGGCACGAAATACACCACCGAGTCGGGCGTCACGATCGTCGGCGGCAAGGCCACCGGAAGGCTTCCCGTGGCACCGAGACCCGTCCCGGTACCTAAGGCCCAACCCCGGGCGGCGAGCGTCTCCGAGACCCCAAGGAAGGCCCCGGCGACCCCGCCGAAGCCCGCCCGGACCCCGGATCTGGTAGCCCAGCTCCTCGCCGTGCACAAAACCAGCGAAGCGCGGCTCGGACTGTGCGCGAAATACGGCGTGGACCCGGCCATCTTCACCAACGCCCCCAACCCGGGTGTGGCCGCGATGCGGCTGGCCAATGCCTTGCGTGCCAAGGCTCCGTGATGTACAATCGGTGGCATGTCCGACGCCACCCTTGTCCTGCTTGCCTTCCTCGCCCTCGGGGTGGGCACGCTACTGTGGGCGATCCACGAAATCAACCGGGAGCTTCCGAATGAGCAAAGCGACGATTCAAGCGATGGCGGAACGGGCTTTCCCTGATCTGCCCGAACTGCAAGTAATGATCGGCGACGTGTACGACATCGCGTACCAAGAGGCCCTCGACGACGCCGCGTACAAAATCGCCGCGCTCACCGCGATGGGCGACACCGCCGCTTCCTTCTCGATCTTCGTGAAGAACCTACGGAAGCCCACGGGAGACGCTTGAGATATGCCAAGCTATTACCATACCGGTACTATACCTTCCAACGCAAGGAAGACCCCACGGAAGGCCTCCGAGAGGTATCGGAGCACAGTGCGGAGGTCCGGTGCGACTGCCTGAACAGAAGCTCTACGACTGGCTGGTCCGCAAAATCGGCCACCGGGCTATGCTCGAACGCGTCGAGAACCGGGTGAAAAAAGACACCCCGGACCTGTACTTCAGCACAAAGGCCCAACCCGCCACCGACGACCGCCCGCTGTCGGGCTGGATCGAACTGAAATGCCTCGACGCTTTCCCGGTCAAGCCTACCACGACCGTCAAGCTTCCGCACTGGACCACCGGCCAACGCTATTGGGCGATTCGGCACAAAACGTACGGCGGCAACACGTGGCTCCTCGTCCAAGTGGGCGACGAAGTCTTCGTGTTCAACGCCGTGGAGCTGGCGACCAACGACTGGACTCGGGCCGAGTGGAGTTTATACGGTGTGCGACTCGACAAAAAAGCCTGTAGCACCGAGGACGTACTTGTGGCACTGCGCGAATTCGTGGTTTAATTCGTCCACGGCGTGCAATGCGCTGTACTCGTGTCGGACCTCCCGACGCTGGTGGAACAAGAAAAGCAACGTTCCACCGTTCCATCAAGATGGAACACATGATGGAACGCTCTCCCCATTCGAAAAAAGACCCGGTGTTCCATTGTTACATGCGCACGCGGGGGTACTGCCCTGTCAACGGCATGGTTTAATATATATGGGTATATGATGGAACAATGGTACACGGGCTGTGTGTCTCGAAAACCGCGTCGGACGGGGCTTGTGAGACTGTGGTGCGTTCCATCACCGTTCCATCATTATGGAACAAATCGGGGTCTTCAGACGTCGAATATTCCTCCACCACCACTTAGGGCCTCATCTTGGGCTTCTCGTGTGTGCGCACAAAAGCGTTATAACTTGGCGTTATGCTGAGCCTCAGTCTCATAACTCAGCTGTAGACAAAGCCGGGTATTGCGTGCTGTGCGGCTTTTGTGGTTTAATTCGCTTCATGGCCTTTAATGACGACCTCAAACTGCTGAAAGACCTTGGACCGGCTACGATCGCCGAATACGAGCGGCGTGCCGGGATCTCTGTGCAAATGCTGTTGGACGCTATCGTCCGTGACCGCGTGCGGCACCCGCCCAATTCAGCCAGTCACATGGCACACACGAAAGAGTGCAACGATCCCACGCTAGTGGCGACCGGCGAATTAGCACTCATGGAAGAGACCAAAGCATTCAAAATGCTGGTGATCATCGCCGAATTCCGTGATGGTCCGCCCGAGTCACGTTTCTCCTTACGTCACGCTTACAACACGGCGGGTATTCACCGGCAAACGCTGATTGGCTGGCGCGGTGACCACAAGATGTTCGACGGCATCATGGACAGCATCCAAGAGGAGATGGTCGACACAATGCGTGCCGAAGCGTATCGTCGCTCTGTGGTGGGACACGACGAGCCGCTCACGCATCAGGGCGTCAAAACGGGCGAGACCGTGAAAAAGTTCAGTGATTCACTGCTCCAGTTCACCCTCATGGGGTACGACGCGAAATTCCGCTCGAAAGACGTCAATATGAACGTGTCGGGCCAGCTGGACTCGAACATCAACATCGAAGGTCTCCGTGATCGCCTTGCCCAACGTCTTAACTCGCGCTCAAAGGCGGAGTAAAAAGTCGACTGTCGTCGATTCGGCGAACTGGCACGAGTTCGTGGACGAACTGTCGGACCGCGAAGCACTCGAACTTTTTTATGACTGGCCCACGTGGGCGAGGCACAACCAGACGATACCACCGGGTGCGGACTGGACCATTTGGATGATCCTCGCTGGGCGTGGCTGGGGAAAAACCCGCTGTGGTGCCGAATTCGTGCGCTACCACGCCGAAAACGGACTGGCCAGCCGCATTGCACTCATTGCTGAAGACGCGGGCGACGCACGCGATGTGATGGTTGAGGGCGAATCCGGCATTTTGGCCATCTCGCACCCGAAATGCAAGCCGATATTTGTGCCTTCTAAGCGGCGACTGGAGTGGCCCAATGGTGCGATCGCCACGATCTACTCGGACAACGACCCCGAGACACTGCGGGGACCACAGCACGATTTGGCTTGGGTGGACGAACTGGCGAAATTCCGCAATGCGGAGGACATGTGGTCCAACTTGATGTTCGGCCTGCGACTGGGGCAAAAGCCCCGCGTTTGCATCACCACGACGCCCAAGCCCATCCCAATCGTGCGACGCCTGATTAGCGAGGAGCGTGTCATCGTCACCACGGGCACAACGCACGAGAATTTTAATAACCTCGCACCCACGTTTCGCGACGAAATCGTGTCGCAGTACGAGGGCACACGCATCGGACGGCAGGAGCTGTACGCGGAGGTGATCGATCCTGAGGACTACGGCATCGTCAAGCGCGAGTGGTTCAGGCTGTGGGACGCGAAAAAGCCACTGCCCGAATTCCTCTACGTGCTCCAGTCCTACGACTGCGCGTACACCGAAAAGACGCAAAACGATCCGACCGCGTGCTCCGTGTGGGGCATCTTTAGGCCCAACGACGATTCCGGGCTTTGCGCTATGCTCATCGACTGCTGGGAGGACTTCCTCGCGTACCCCGACCTGCGGCCCAAGATCATTGACGAGTACGGCTCGATCTACGGCGAACCCGGCAAAAAGGTGGACCTCGTGCTCGTCGAGGACAAGGCGTCGGGCATCAGCATTTTGCAGGACCTGCAACGGGCTGGAGTGCCGTGCCGCGCCTACAACCCGGGCCGCGCTGACAAAGTACAGCGTTTGCACTTAGTGGCCAACATCATCGCCCACGGCCGCGTCTACGTGCCCGAATCGCTCGTCCATCCGGGCCAGCCACGCGACTGGGCAGAGCCACTGGTGTCCCAAGTGTGCTCGTTCCCCGAGGCGGACCGGGACGACTTGACCGACACGCTGTCCCAAGCACTGCGACTGCTGAAAGACATGTCGTTCCTGCAAATCGACCCGATCCCACCGGACAACGACTACGTGGACGACGAATACAGACCGAACCGAGGGAACCCTTATGCCCAGTAATCTGATTGACGACTTCCTGCAGGGTTTGGACCCGATCGACGCGGCCACGCTATTGGCGGGTTTGCGCAATTCAGTGCCGCTGGGCATGCTGTTTCGTTCCGGTGAACTCGGCCCGGACGAAATGACTGACCTAAACAGGCGTCGTGGTCCACCAAGTGCGCCTAATCCGCCGACCGTTGATCAGCCATCGTACGAAAGCATGGCGTTCAACATGCAGTACCGAGATCCTCGGATTTTTGGTGTTCACCCCGACAAACCATCGATTAGCAACCAGATGCTCAGGGCGATGATGGACGAGTACAATCGCCAAGCGAGCGATTCGTACAGCCCGACGACTGCCACACGTCGCAAGGATTTCGAAGAGGCACCGATGTCGGCCCAGCAGTACGTGAGTGCCGCACCGAAGAAAAAGAAATTCGCCAACGGTGGCGCAATCGATTTCTCCATTCCCGACATGCAGGACGGTGGACGCTTCATCCCCGACCCTCAGCCTTTCAACAGGGGCGGCGGCGTGAAAAAGACGCTGGACCAGATGATGGCGGAGATGGCACAAAAGGGCACTAAGCTGGCGGACAAGCCGGATCTCGCACGCCGTGGATTTCTCGGCCTTGGTAAGGCATCGGATTTCCCACTGGCCAAGCTGGACAAGGACATGTTCAAAAACGCGCCAGCGATCACTGAGAAGTCGGTGACCATCGACCCCGGCAAGGGCGCGGCAAAGTCTACACTCAAATCGTTGAGCGAAACGCCGATGTCGAGGCGCGAAGTCTTGCAATCGACGGCAGGTCAGGTTATGCGCGGCGTGTTGCCCGATCTTGGCGGACTCGGCGCGATTGGCAATGTGGCGAAAGTCGCGGAGACTGCGGCACCGGTATTTACGTTCGACATGGTTCCCGCGCTGGTCGCGGAAGCAGTGCGTAAAGGTATGAGTGAAGAGCAAGCGATGGATTTTGTGCGAAGCATGATGCCGAAAGCCCAAGAGCGGTTCAGGATCGACGACATGTTTCAAGCGTACAAAGATCCCGAAGTCTTCACGGCACTGGACAATAAGGCCGGACCCGGTGAAGTAATGCGCGGCATGATGGGTGCGTTGCCCGAGTCACTGACTGGTGCGCCCCTCTCTAGCATTAGACCCCGAATTCGTGCGATGCGCGAACGTGCACCGGAAGTGTACGAAGGACTACGGCAGACAGCGAAAGACCTTGGTGAATATGGTCACGAGAATTGAGCCGTGTTAAAATCGCATATTAAAGGCTGACTATGGCAACTGAATTCCCACAACCGCAGATGGAAGCACCCGAAGGTCCTGAGGACACGGCGGGCATGGTGTTTGACCTCGACATGGAGGACCCGTACGCGGAAGTGGAAGAGCAACCGGACGGTTCGGCCATTGTGCGGATGGACGAATTCAAGGGTCCGGGCGAGGATCAAGACTTCTACGCGAATATGGCCGACGAGCTTGACCCGTGGAAGCTGGACAAGCTGGCGATGCAGTACCTCGACCTGATCGAGAAGGACAAAGAGGCACGCAAAGAGCGGGACAAGCAATACGAAGAGGGACTCAAGCGCACGGGCCTCGGGCACGACGCTCCCGGTGGTGCGCAGTTCCAAGGGGCGAGCAAAGTGGTGCACCCCGTGATGGCCGAAGCCTGTATTGATTTCGAGTCGCGTGCTATTAAAGAGCTGTTCCCACCGGACGGTCCAGTGCGCACGCACGTATTGGGCAAAGTTACCGAAGAGGAAACGAAGCGGGCCGAGCGCAAACGCGACTTCATGAACTGGCAGTTAACTGAGCAGATCGAGGAGTTCCGCGATGAGCAGGAGCAGATGCTGACGCAGTTGCCACTGGGCGGCTCGCAGTTCTTGAAGCTCTGGTACGACGATCGCAAGAAGCGTCCCTGCGCGGAGTTCGTGTCGATTGATAACATCCTACTGCCTTTCTCGGCTGGTAATTTCTACACTGCACAGCGAGTGACTGAGGTGCAGGACATCACCCAGCAGGAATTCGAGTCGCGGATGTCGTCGGGTTTGTACCGCGACGTGTCGTTCACCCGCGCCAGCATGGAACCCGAGCCAACGTCCCCCGAGAAGGCGAACAACAAGATCGAGGGTAAGCAGTGGAGTGACGACACCGATGGACTGCGTCGCGTGTACCACATCTACGCGTTCATCGCGGAAGAGGGCGATTCGCACACCAAAGGCGAGTTGGCTCCCTACATTTTGATGATCGACGAGAACAATTCGGAAGTCGTCGGTATGTACCGGAACTGGGAGCAGGGCGACGAAGCGATGATAAAGCTCGACTGGATGATCGAGTTCAAGTTCATCCCGTGGCGTGGTGCCTACGCGATCGGATTGCCACAGTTGATTGGTGGACTGTCTGCCGCGATCACCGGTGGCTTGCGTGCATTGCTCGACACTGCGCACATCAACAACGCCGCCACGATGCTCAAGATCAAGGGCGCGAAGATTTCGGGACAATCGCAAAATGTCGAAGTGACGCAAATCACCGAAATCGAAGGTGCACCGGGTGTAGACGACATTCGTAAGATCGCAATGCCGATGCCTTTCAATCCACCGAGCGAGGTGCTCTTCAAGCTCGTCGGGTTCCTGACGGACGCGGCAAAGGGTGTTGTGACCACCTCCGAGGAGAAAATCGCGGAGATGAATGCCAACACACCAGTCGGCACTACTCAAGCGTTGATCGAACAGGGTTCGAAGGTATTCTCAGCGATTCACGCACGACTTCACGATTCACAGTCGCGGGTCTTGAAGGTACTTCAGCGTATCAATCGCTGGTATCTCGACGAGATGCGAATGGGCGACGTGGTCCAAGAGCTGGACATTCGCCGCGAAGACTTCAATCGGAACACTGACGTGATTCCGGTGAGCGATCCGCACATATTCTCCGAGACTCAGCGGATGGCCCAGACCCAAGCGGTGATGGCCTACATGGACAAGTACCCCGATCTCTTTGATCGTCGGGCGGTCATCCAGCGTGCGTTGAAGCAGATGAAGATACCGAACGTGCAGGAGCTGATGCCCGCGACGGCCGAGCCGATGGAGATCAATGCCGCCGAAGAAAATGCGGCAATGACAATCGGGCGTGCGGCGTTTGCGTACCCACACCAGAACCAGTTGGCGCATATTCAGAGCCACCTCGATTTCGCGCTGAACCCAATGCTGGGGTCCAACCCGATCATCGCGCCAGCGTTCTTGCCCGCTTTCCTCGAGCATTTCAAGCAACACTTGATGCTGTGGTATCTCGGCCATATGAACGGCTATGTCGAGGAGTCGCTTGGACGTCCTGTGAAGGACTACGACATCGCGGGAATCACCGGGGAGATCGACAAGTTGTACGCGTTGGCCTCCCAGCACACCCAGATGGATGCGAAAGAGGCGTTTGCGAAGGTTATGCCCGCGATGCAACAGATCTTGGAGACTGTGCAGAAGCTCAAACCGAAGCCACAGATGGACGGCTCGGATCAGGTGATCCTCCAGACTTCAATGGCCGAAACCAAGCGACGTGCAGAGCGCGACAAAGTCGAACTCGGACTCGAGCAAGAGCGCATCAAGAACGACGCACTGAACAAAAACCGCGAACAGCAGATCAAAATCGCGCTGAACGCATCGGACAACTTGACCGAAGAACGGATCAAGACTGCAGAATTGACGCAAGACGCGGCGATTCTGAAGAGCGAGCAGGAGCAGACTGCATTGGCCGCGCAAGAAAGCGCACAACGAACTTTAGGAGTGTAATATGGCTACCAGCGACACAGAACAAATGGGTCAGAATGTACCTTACCACAAGCGTATGGCTATGGGCGCGAAGCTCGATGGCTCCTCGCTTGGTGCGAAAGAACCCGCGAAGACGCCCAGTGCGCCCAAACGTGGTGGTGGGGCACTAGCGCAAGCTAAAAAGAAATAATGCGATACGTCAGTGACCTCATTGGTGCTATTGAGGTCCGCAAATCGGCGATCGCGCAGTCATTGGTGAACGGCAATGCCGTCACTTTTGAGGCCTACCAACGCCTAGTTGGACAGCACCAAGGGCTTGAAGAAGCTCTGGTAATTTTAAACGACCTTTTAAATGAGGAAGATAGTAATGAGTGATACTCAACCGGTGGCTTCGAATGAAGCCGCGTTGCAGGAAGCATTTCCCGCAGTAGACCCCGGTGCTTTACCTGTAGGTGGACGAATTCTTGTGCAGTGGAGAGCCGCCAAGAAGACCGTAACATCGTCAGGAATAGTGCTCATAGAGGAAACGAAGGAAACGGAAAAGTGGAATAACCAAGTGGCGAAAGTCATCGCGGTAGGTCCACTGGCTTTCAAGAAACGCGATACACTCGAACCGTGGCCCGAGGGCAACTGGATCGATGTCGGCGACTTTGTTCGCATGCCAAAGTGGGGTGGTGACCGCTGGGAAGTACCTTATGGGGACCCGACGCTCGGCGAAACCGCACTTTTTAGTGTTTTTAACGACCACGAAGTAATTGCGAAAGTTACTGGTGATCCCTTGAAAGTGAAAGCATTCCTATGACCTCCAACGATAAACTCGATTTGCAACTCGCGGAAGAACCCGATGGGTCCGCAGTGGTGTCTCTGCCCGATGGCGAGGCACCGAATACCCCCGAAAATAGCGGCGATGGTCTCCGGACCGGTGGCCGAGTAGATTCGGATGATGGCGACGATGATGATAATCCCGCCGACAATATACCCCACGCCGATCCTGAGCGCGAAGCAATTCGACTGGCCCGTCGTGAGGAGCGACAGCTCAAGAAGAAGCTTCAGAAGGCCAAGGCGAGTGAGTCGAACCACCTGATCACCTCGCTGAAACGCCAGAATGACCATATGGCCGAGCGTCTAGCGGTCCTCGAAAAGCGGACGGCCGGTTCGGACCTTGCTCGACTGGACAAGGCGATCGAAGATGGTAATTTGAGGCTCCAATACGCGAAGATGAAGGTGAAAGAGGCCACTGAGATGGCTGATGGCGCTTCCGTCGTAGAAGCGCAGGAGGCGTGGTATGAAGCCCGCCGCCAAGTGGAGGCTCTCGAATCGCTCAAGAAAAAGGCTGTGGCCTCGGAACCCAATCGCAATTCTGTTCCCCAAGCTCCGGACCCGCTCCTGAAGCGTCACGCCTCGGACTGGATGGCTCGGAACGATTGGTACGACCCGAACGGCAAGGACATGGACTCCCAAGTCGCCACCAAGGTGGATGAGGCTCTTGTGGCCGACGGATGGGACCCGAAGACTGCCGAATACTGGGAAGAGCTAGATAATAGATTGACAAAATACCTGCCGCACCGTTATA